TAGCCGAAGGCGTGGTCCGCGGGGAGTACTGCGGGCTCCCCGCGCAGGCCAGGCTGGACTGGTTGAACATCTCCCGCGGAATCATCGACCTCAAGACGGCCGACAACTTGGACTATTTCACGGCCGACGCCCGGCGCTACGGCTACGTCCACCAGGTCGCCTTCTACGCAGCAGTCCTCCGTATGATCGCCGGCGAGAAACTCCCGGCCTGGTTCATCGCCGTGGAGAAGCAGGAGCCGTTCCGCTGCGGCGTGTGGCGGGTGGACGACAGCATCCTGGCGCACGCCCGCAAGGAGAACGAGGCGGCCATCGAGCGCCTGAAGCGCCATGCCGCGGCCAACGAATGGCCGACCGGCTTCGAGTCGCCGCTGGTCATCGATTCCATCTGATCACCGAAGGGCAGGCGGGATGGCGTAGCCGGACCTGGGGCCAACCGGCTCAGACTCCCCGAGCCCGCCTGCCCGCCTTTGAGGAAGGAGAACGAAACGTGGGACTCATGCAGCAGATCCAGACCGGGAGGCAGGTGCTGCCGCCGCGCCTGCTGATCTACGGAACGGAGGGGATCGGGAAGAGCACCCTGGCGGCCGGCGCTCCCAAGCCCATCTTCTTGCAGACTGAGGACGGGCTCTCGGAGATCGCCTGCGACCGCTTCCCGCTGGCCAAGACCGTGGACGACGTCCTGGCCGCGCTGGCCGAACTCGACGCCGAGAAGCATGGCTACGGCACCGCGGTGGTGGACAGTCTCGATTGGCTCGAGCGGCTGATCTGGGATGCGGTCTGCCGGCAGTACGGGGTGGACTCCATCGAGAAGGTCGACGGCGGCTATCAGCGCGGCTACATGCACGCGATGGCCTACTGGCGCAAGGTGGTGGACGGGCTGGACGCGCTCCGCAACAAACGCGGGATGCTGATCATCGCCCTGGCCCACGCCAAGGTGGAGAAGTTCGAGGACCCGGAGTCGGCGCCTTACGACCGCTACAGCCCCCGGCTGCACAAGCACGCCAGCGCGCTCTTGACCGAGTGGTCCGACGCGGTGCTCTTCGCGACTCGCAAAATCCGGACGGAGACCCAGGACGCCGGGTTCGGCCGGGCGCGCACCATCGCGGTGGGCATCGGCAAGGACGGCGGCGAGCGCATTCTCCGCACGGTGGGCGGTCCGTCGTGCGTGGCCAAGAATCGTTACGGGCTGCCCGCGGAGCTGCCGCTGGCCTGGCCGGCGTTGCTCGCGGCGCTCGTGGGCAAGGACATGGAGCAGAAGGGAGCAGAGTCCAATGGCTAACCTCGCAGGGTTCAACGCCAGCAACGTCGAGCCGATGGCCGAGTTCGAGCCGATTCCGGCCGCCAAGTACCTCGCGGTCATCACCAAGTCCGAGGAGCGGCCCACCAAGAACGGGCAGGGCAAGTTCCTGGAGCTGACCTTCCAGGTGGTCGAGGGCGAGTTCAAGGGGCGGCTGGTGTGGGCGCGCCTGAACCTGGAACACCCCAACCAGCTGACCGTCAAGATCGCCAAGTCGGAGCTGTCGGCGATCTGCCGGGCGGTGGGCATCCTCACTCCGGCTGACAGCTGCGAGCTGCACAACGTTCCCGTCCTGATCTCCGTGGCCCAGAAGAAGGGCGCCGACGGCGTGGTCCGCAACGTCATCAAGGGCTATGCCAAGCGCGAGACGGCGGCCGACCGGCCAGCCCAGGCCGCGAACTCCACGCCGCCCTGGCGCAGGTAGGCAGGCCATGCTGTTTGACATCGCGGAATCCGTCACCACACGCGACCTCCTGGCGCGGTGCGAGTCCTGCGGCACAGAGTGTCATGAGAAGACCGTCGAGTGCGATCTCTGCGGTGCGGAGTGCTGCCAACACTGCATCGAGGAGCAGCACGGCTATCGGGTCTGCCGCAACTGCCGGGACTGAAGCCATGATCTGCATAGGCATCGATCCGGGGCTCGATGGCGGCTTGGCCGCCATCGGCCCCGAGGGGCTGGAGCTGGCGGTCATGCCGACCGTGGCGGTCGGCAAGCGCCGGCAGATCGACGAGCAGGCGGTGGTGAGCTGGCTGCTTCGGCATCGGTTGGCGCACGTCTTCATCGAACACGTCGGCGCCCGGCCCGGCCAGGGCGTGGTCTCCATGTTCACTTTCGGCACGGGATGGGGTCTGGTGCGCGGGATCTGCGCGGGCTTGGCGCTGCCCTATGAGCTGGTCCGGCCGCAAGAGTGGCAGAAGACCATGCTGGCCGGCCAGCCCAGGGGCTCGGAGTACCTAGTCGCGAGCCGGCTCTGGCCCTACGCCGACTGGCACGCCACGGAGCGGTCGCAGCGCTTCCATAACGGCCTGGTCGATGCTGCCCTCATCTGCGAGTACGGACGGAGGCGCATCGCATGACGCCAGAAATGGAGGAGCGCTTCCGGGTCTGGGCCTTCCACATCTTCTACCGCCGGTCCTTCAGCGGTGAGGTCGACCGCTTCCTGCGGTTCGGCAAGGCACTGGAGGCCTCATCGCGGGCGATCCTCCGGCCGGAGATGGTCGAGGAGTGGGACCGGCAGTACGGCGGCAAGCCCCTGGCGGCGCTCCTCGAAGAGGACGAGGTGTCGCAGGGCCTGCAGATGACGCTGTTTGCCGCGCCCGGGCGGAGGAGGATCGCGTGATCTGTCTTCGCCCTTACCAGCGCGAGGCCGTGGACGCTGTCTACCGCTACCTTCGCGAGCATGACGACAGTCCTTGCGTCGTCCTGCCAACCGCGTCGGGTAAGACCCATGTAATAGCCACGATCTGCAGGGACGCGGTCGGTCAGTGGGCCGGTCGCATTCTGGTCCTGGCGCACGTGAAGGAACTCTTGGAGCAGGCCGCGGACAAGCTGCACCAGGTCGCGCCCGAACTCTGGCATCAAATCGGCGTCTACTCGGCCGGCCTGGGGAGCCGTGATAAGGACAAGGCCATCGTCGTGGCCGGCATCCAGAGCGTCTATCGTCGGGCGGCCGAACTCGGTCACGTCGACATCGCAATCGTGGATGAATCCCATTTGATTCCGCCCGAGGGTGACGGCATGTACCGGACGCTCCTGGCCGGATTGAAGGAAGTCAATCCGCGGCTGCGGGTCGTCGGCCTGACCGCCACACCGTTCCGTATGTCCTCGGGGCCCATCTGCGGGCCAGAGAACATCCTGAACGCTGTCTGCTATGAGGTCGGCGTCAAGGAGCTTATCGTCCAGGGCTATCTGTGCCCGCTGGTGAGCAAGGCGGGCAAGGAGAAGGCCGACACGGGCGGGCTTCACGTCCGCGCCGGCGAGTACATCGCCGCCGAGGTCGAGGCGCTTATGGACAAGTCCGGGCTCGTGGAGTCGGCCTGCAGGGAGATCGTCGAGCACACCAGCGACCGCAAGTCCTGCCTGATCTTCGCCAGCGGCGTGGAGCACGCCAGGCACGTGGCAGCCACGCTGGAAGGCATGGGCCAGCGCTGCGGCACGGTCTTTGGCGAGTCGGCCGACGCCGACCGCGACCGACTCCTGGCCGAGTTCCGATCCGGCTCGCTCAAGTACCTGGCCAACGTCAACGTCCTCACGACCGGCTTCGACGCGCCCAACATCGACTGCGTCGCACTGCTGCGGCCAACGCTCTCGCCAGGGCTCTACTATCAAATGGTGGGGAGGGGTTTCCGGCTCTGCGAGGGCAAGAGGAACTGCCTGATCCTGGATTTTGGCGGCAACATCCTACGCCACGGGCCGGTGGACGCGATCCGCACACACGATCCGAAGACATGCTCTGGCGGCGAGGCACCGGCCAAAGAGTGCCCCCAGTGCCAATCGGTCATTCACGCCGGCTACGCCAAGTGTCCTGACTGCGGCTACGCGTTCCCTCCGCGGGAGGTCCCCCATGAAGCGAGCGCCGGCTCGGAGGGCATCCTTTCCGGCCAGGTCACGCTCACCACCCACCCGGTCGAGGGCGTTACCTACACCGTCCACGTCAAGCGCGATGCGCCGGAGGATGCGCCGCGTTCTATGCGGGTCGAGTACCAGCTCGGCTGGAGCAAGTACCAGTCGGAGTGGATCTGCTTCGAGCATGCCGGCTACGCGCGCCACAAGGCCGAGGAGTGGTGGAAGCGGCGCTCGAAGCTCCCCGTCCCCGACTCGGCCGAGGATGCCGTATTCCTGGCCAACTCCGGCGCGCTGGCCGAGACCAAGTCCATCACCGTGCGTTCCGTCGCCGGCGAGAAGTACGCCCAAGTCGTCGGCCACGAGTTGGGCGAAGCGCCCGAATGTCCCGAACCTGGCTGGAACGATGGAGAGCCCGTCGAAGGGGCGTGTGCGACGGCCGACGACGAGATACCGTTCTAATGTCCGGCCCGAACCGCTTCCTGTCCGCGGCCATCCACTACGCGGAGCTGGGTTACCCGGTCTTCCCGTGCGTCCCAGGCACGAAGCGGCCGCTCACCGAGCACGGCTTCAAGGACGCCACGACCGATCCGGCCCAGATCGACGCGTGGTGGACTGAGCACCCCGACGCCAACGTCGGCATCGCCACGGCCGGGCTCGCGGTCATCGACATCGATGGTGCGGAGAACACCTGGCTGGCCGGCGATCACGAGAGGTCCGAGTCGCTGGCCTGCGGCCCGATGTCGCTGACTCCTCGCGGCGGGCGGCACCATGTCTTCCGGCAGCCGGCTGGCAAGGCCTGGGCCTCCAGCTCCGGCAAGCTCGCGCCCAAGGTGGACGTCCGCGCCAATGGCGGCTACATCATAGCCCCGCCGTCCGTGACGGAGGATGGTGCCTATTGCTGGGCAGAGACCTTCGAGCTGGACGTGCCGCCAGACAAGCTCCCGGAGCCGCCGGCCTGGCTCGTGGCATTGCTCGACGCCCAGGATCGCCCCCAGCCCGCGCCCGCTACCGCCGGCAACGCCATCCCCTCGGGCCAGCGCAACGTGGCCGTCGCGCGGTTGGCCGGCGCAATGCGTCGCGTCGGCATGACCGAGGCCGAGCTGCTTGCCGCACTAGAACGCGTCAACGCCGACCGCTGCCAGCCGCCGCTGACCTCGAGCGAGATCCGCCGCATCGCATCGAGCGTGGCGCGCTACCCACCTGACCAGATCTCCGTCGCCATGGCCGAGGACCACTTCGGCCAAGACTTCTCGCGTAGTCCAGCGGCCAGCTACCTGGCTGTGGCCCAGCTCCTGAAGGAGTACACGAGCATGTGCAAGCCGATCATTCACGGGCTCCTGCGCGAGGGCGAGATCATGAACGTGATCGCCGCCCCAAAGACTGGCAAGTCGTGGATCGTCCTCGACCTGGCCCTGTCCATCGTCAACGGACGGCCGTGGTTGGAATTCCCCACGACCAAGGGCCGTGTGCTCCTGCTCGACAACGAACTCCACCCGCAGACGCTGGCCAACCGCATCCCGCGCGTGGCCGACGCCCTGCAGCTGGCGCCTGGCGGCTGGGATCTGGATTTCTGCGTGAAGACCCTGCGCGGCCAGCTCCAGGACCTCTTCAAGATGGAGGAGTACTTCAAGGCGCTGCCGACCGGGCACTTCAAGCTGATCATCCTGGACGCCTTCTATCGCTTCATGCCACGCGACATGGATGAGAACGACAACGGCACGATGGCCAACCTCTACAACCTCCTCGACAGGTGGGCAGCGCGCCTGGAGGCAGCCTTCGTCCTGATCCACCACACCACCAAGGGCCTGCAGTCCGACAAGGGCGTGACCGACGTGGGCGCTGGCGCAGGCAGTCAGTCGCGCGCCGCCGACTGTCACTTGATCCTCCGGCCGCACGAGCAGGACGGCTGCCTGTCTGTCGATGCCGTGGCGCGCAGTTGGCCGTCGCCGCCGTCCTTCGTCCTGCGCCAGCAGTTCCCGCTGTGGGTGCCTGATCACACGCTCGACCCGGGCAACCTCAAGAAGCCCAACAAGAGACCGAAGCCAGCGGCGGAGTGCCCGCCTGATGAGGCAGCGCCTGCGGACTGGACCGCGGAGACATTTGCTGGCGCCTTCATCGACGCCGAGCCCAAGTCGAAGGCCGCGATCCTGCTTGCTGCCAACGAGCACGACCTGAGCGATTACCGGGCCGGCAAGTTCCTAGAGCGCGCCGAGGCATTGGGGTTCGTTCACCGCTGGACACTCGGTCACAACCGCGTCGGATACGCAACCACGGCACAGCCCTCTTTGGATCTCGACGGCGACGCCGAGGACGTACCGTCCAAGCGCAACAAGGTCATGGCCGCGCTTCGACAGACCCCCAATCCGTCCAGCCGCGAGGTCGCCGAGCAGTGCGGTGTCTCCAAGCGCTACGTCAACAAGGTCCGCCAGAGCATGCAGGAAAGCGGGAACTGAAGTGGGAACAAGGTGGGAGCAACCGGCGGGAACTGGGCCCTTTCCGGGTGGGAACAAAGCCTTGTTCCCGGTGGGAACTGTTCCCACCGAGTTCCCGCCCTTGTTCCCACCCCTAACGCCTTGTCGCGCCCGGAGTTATAGGCAGGTGGGAACAGAAAACACTGGTCTTCGTCTCAAATCCCCCCATACCCCCCTATACGCGCGGGGCCTGAAGGCCCGCGCGCGAGGGGTGGGAACAACATTTCGCTTCGAGTTCCCGCTTTTGTTCCCACCTGCGGCTGCTCCCAAACGTGGCAGCGTGCCATTTTGGCATAGGTACTCCGGCGCGGAAGGGCGCGGAGACGGCGCGCGGAACCGTCGCGCTTCCCGACACAGTTTGGGCTGGGGAGTCCGACTTTTCCGCGCCGAGCGGATCGTGAACCCATGAACAGGCAGGACCGCCATGACGAAGCGACCGTCTTCGAGAAGCTGGGCGAGGGCCATCCGGCGGCTGCGTTCGCGCCTGGACACGGACTTTCGCAACCACCGGATGCTGGCCGACCCGTGGGGACGGGCCACCCACAGCATGGTCCAGTCCTGGCGGATTCGGCACAGCATGGGGCCGGGCCGGGGACCGAAGCATCCGCCGGTGGTGCCCCGGTCGTGGGAGGAATTCGCGCGGCAGGCTGCTCTGAGGGCGAGCGCGGGTGCCGCCCGGCCTCTGCCGGGGACGTGGGCGCACTGGGCCAAGCTGCGGACCCATACACTGGTGAGGTACATTCCGAAACGCGACCGGTGGATTTGAGCGCCAGACTGCGTCCCACCGACTTGGTTCGACTGCTCAACTCAACGCCTCTGGGACAGGTGATCGGCGAACGGCAGCTATATCGCCAGCGGATGCGGTCCGGGGATCGCTTCTGCGTGGGTCGCAAGATCGACCTCTTGTCCTATGTTGCCTGGCTCATCGAGCAGAAGCGGCCCGGGGAGAGGCAAAGGCGCCCTCGCCGATCCGAGACGGTATCCGGCGATGCCGTGCAGCAGATGTTGCGTGCCCAGCAATACCGATGCGCGCTTTCCGGCCGCCAACTGACGCCGGACTCTGCCTCCCTGGACCACATCGTGGCAATCAGCCGGGGCGGGGAGCACCGCATCGAGAACGCTCAGGTCCTGCACAAGGACGTGAATCGGGCAAAGGGTGCGATGGACAACGATGAGTTCCTGGCGCTGTGCCGGGAGGTCGTGGCTTGGGCCGACCGGCGGGTGCCGGCGGAGAAGCCAGAAGGGAGCCAGACATGTGCAAAGTAGGGCCCGGCGCTTTGCACACAGGGCGCGCCCTGGCCGCCCGTGCGCGCCGGGAGCCGATCCAGCCGGGATCTCGCCACGTGGGCCGCCCGTGCGCGCCCCGTGGCCAACCCTTGACCCAGAACGCGGAGGTGACGCCATGAAACGGGATACCGCCAGCCGCATACGCACAAAGTGCACTGAGATCGCCGGCATGCTCGTGGCCAAGAACCGGGCCTACGGCAACTCGGCGCTGGAACCCGTGCGGGTTTTTGCCCAGGGCGACCCGGAAGAGCTCATCCGGGTGCGGCTCGACGACAAGCTCAGCCGCATCCGCAACAACCCCGCCGCGTTTGGCGAGGACCCCGTACTGGACCTGGTCGGCTACCTGGTCCTGTTGCTCATCGCCCGCGAGGACAAGGCCGCCAAGGCGCGGCAGTAGGAGGCGAACCGTGAAGATCGAGATGCGCAGGCTGTCCGAGATCAGGCCCTACGAGAAGAACCCGCGGGTGAACGACGGCGCGGTGGACGCCGTGGCCAACTCCATCCGCGATTACGGCTTCCGACAGCCCATCGTGGTGGATGCCGAGGGCGTCATCATCGTCGGGCACACGCGCTGGAAGGCGGCGCAGAAGCTCGGGCTGGAGACGGTGCCGGTCCACGTGGCACTGGACCTGCCGCCGGAGAAGGTGAAGGCCTACCGCCTGGCCGACAACAAGCTCGCCGAGCTGGCCGAGTGGGATCTGGATCTCCTGCCCATCGAGCTTTCGGAGCTGCGGGGCATGGACATCGACCTGGGCATGCTCGGGTTCGCGCCGGACGAGTTGGAGAAGCTGCTGGGCGCCGGCATCCACGGCAACGAAGGCCTGACCGACCCGGACGCGGTGCCCGACCCGCCGGACGCGGCGGTGACGCAGCCGGGCGATCTGTGGGTGCTGGGCGACCACCGGCTGCTCTGCGGTGACAGCTCGAAGGCCGAGGACGTGGACCGGCTGCTGGGTGGGGTACGCATCCAGCTGGTCAACACCGACCCCCCGTACAACGTCATGGTCGAGCCCCGCAGTAACAACGCCATCGCCGCCGGGTTGAGTTCCTTTGCCGGCTACGGCAACACTGACCCCGGCCGGGACGTCCACCGGAACCCCAACGCGGCCAACCCCACGCATGCCAAGATGCGGGCCAAGGACCGGCCGCTCGAGAACGACTTCGTGTCGGACGAGGAATTCGCCCGGCTGCTCCATGCCTGGTTCGGGAACATCCAGCGGGTGCTGGAGCCCGGGCGGGGCTTCTACATCTGGGGTGGCTACTCGAACATCTCGAACTACCCGCCGGTGCTCAAGGCCTGCGAGCTGTACTTCTCGCAGATGGTCATCTGGGTGAAGGAACACCCGGTACTGACCCGCAAGGATTTCATGGGGAACCACGAGTGGTGCTTCTACGGCTGGCGGGAGGGTGCCGGGCACCAGTTCTTCGGGCCGAACAACATCCCGGACGTCTGGTCGGTGAAGAAGGTCAATCCGCAGTCGATGGTGCACTTGACCGAAAAGCCTGTGGAGCTGGCGGTACGGGCGATGCAGTACTCGTCGCAGCCCGGCGAGAACGTCCTCGACCTCTTTGGCGGCTCGGGCAGCACGCTCATCGCCGCGGAGAAGACCGGCCGGAAGGCGTTCCTGATGGAGATCGACGCGCTCTACTGCGACATCATCGTGCGGCGGTGGGAGGAGTTCACGGGGAAGAAGGCCGAGCGGATTGCCGGGAGCGAGACCACCCCGGCGGAGGCCGGGGTGGGTGTGGCGGGGGAGGCCGGGCTATGAGCGGTTCAGCCCTCGTCCTCCTCGTCTTCGTCCTCGGCCCGTTCGAGCTGCTCTATCCACCGGTCGATGTTGAAGTCGCGGCTGATGAAACCGTGGTTCTCGGTGGACAGGATGCGGAGGTGGTCGACGAAGTAGGCCCTGGCGTGGTCGTCGTCGGTGGCGTCGGCGACCTCTTCGGCCAGGCTCACGGCGAGTTCCATCGCGGCTTTGGCCAGCTGGAGCTTCTCCACGTTCGTGGCCTTCTCTTCGTCGAAGCACTCGATTTCGGTCATCAGGTCGTTGGCGATGCTGGCGCTCATGGTTCATCCTCACGTTCTTTTTGGCCGGCCGGTCCTTCGCGCCCAATGCGCTCTTGGTATCGGCTTCTGCACACATCATTGCCATGTCTTGGCGCGAACATCAAGTCGATCCGGCCAGAATCGGGCGAATTCGGGGCGGTCGCATGCGGCGCGATGTGGCGGCATGGGGCGAACTTCCGGCCTGGCCGCCGGAATGCCGCGGGATCTCTTGGCGAGGAAAGCGCCGTGACGGAGCGCACCCCAGCCGGGTTGCCGGCCGGGGTGGCTCTTGGGGAGGGTGCGTAGATGCTACTTGGCGACCGTGAACTTGCCCTTGTCGGCCTTGGCGAAGCGGCTGGCGTCGCCCTTGACCTTGATCTCCCGGAACATGGCCGAGTAGATGGTCGCGGCCGGGGTCTTGCCCTCGGTCTTCCAGAGGCCGTTGGCGATCATCCGGTCGGTGATTGCCTTGGCGCTCAGCGGCTCGCCGGCCTCGGCCAGCACCTTGGCGGCGGCGTCGAGGCCCGAGAGCTTGCCGTCCTTGGCGACCGGCGCCTCCGGGGCGGCCGCGGTTACGGCCTCCGGCTGCTCGGCCTTGGTCTTGGCCTTCTTGCCCTTGCCGCTGCCCTTGCTGCCCTTGCTGCCCTTGGTCTTGGTGGTCTTCTTGCTGCTCGACATGGCACTTCTCCTTTCGGTTCCGTCTGCGGCGACGCGCCGCAGCTCAAATCACACGTTGGCATCCAGCCAGACATCGCCCTTGCGCACGTGCCGGTAGCACCAGCGGCCGCTGCGGAAGAGGTAGACGTATTCGGTCCGGGCCTCGCGCGCGCCGGCCAGGAATGCGTCTTCGGAAGCATGGACCGTGGCCGCGGTGTTCTCTCCGCCCGCGTCGCGGCCGTAGGCCACGCACCAGTTCTTGGCCTTGGGGTCCAGGGGACGCTTGCGGGCGTCGTGCTTCCGGCCGAGCTTCGTCCCCAGGGCGTCCAGGTCGCCGAGCGCCAGGAGCGCCTTGACGGCTCGTTCCGTGGCGTAGTGCCCGGCCAGGATGGGGCCGTGGTGCTCGGGGTAGCCGTCCCAGTGGCAGTAGATGGCTTCGATGCCGTTCGGGGTCTCGCGGCCAATCAGGCTTCTGGTGCTCATCGTTCTTCCTCCGTCTTTCGTCTCCGGCCGGCCTTCGCGCCTATGCGCTCTTGGTATCGGCTTCTACACACATCATTGCCATGTCTTGGCCGGAACATCAAGTCAATTCGGCCGGAATCTGGCGAATTCGGGGCGGTCGCATGCGGCCACAGTGCGGCACATGCGGCGAGGTCGGCGGACATTCGGCTAGATCGCCGTGAATCCGGCGATGAAGAAGTAACCCCGGGTCTTCGGGTCGCCCAGGCTCGCGGCGAATGCCCGTGCCTCGGCGGCCGACCGGAACGGCCGGGCGAGCCCGTAGCCGCCGAACGCGCTCTGGGCGTCGTCGCAGACCAGGCAGGCCCCCTGGCGGTCGAGCACCAGCACCCAGCGCATGCCGTCCTCGAACGTGCCCTCGGCCAGGAGGGGCTCGGAATCCGGCCAGCGTTCGGCGCCGCCGAAGCCATCGAAATCGTGGCGGGTGAACTCGCGCAGTTCCATGTTCCGTTACTCCTCAAAGACCAGCGAAGCCATGCAGCGGGTGCAGAGGTCCATGGTGACGCCGTCGCCCCAGGTGATGCGCCAGAGGTGGACGTTGGCATGCTCGGCGTGGAGGCTGCAGGTGCCGCGCTCGTGGATGGGCTGGGCCTCGACGCCGGCCATCGGCTCGCCCTTCGCCCGTTCGGCGGCGTCGCGACGGCCGAGCGCCGTCTTGACCTTCTCGCAGGCGGCCACGCATCCGGTGCGGTAGCGGTTGCCGTCCGGCAGTTGGTTGGCCGCGCCGTAGGCGGCCAGGAGCAGCTCGTCGGCAACCTCGGCCAGCTCGCTCTGGTCGTCGTTCACCGGCACCGTCATGGTCAGGTTGCCCTTCTTGCAGAGGTAGGCGAATCGGATGCCGGTCTCGGCCATCCGGTCGGCATCGGACTTGGCGACCTCGACGCGCCGGCCCTGCAGCAGGATGGTCACGCGGCCGACTGCGGAGGCCGCCTTGCCGGCGGCCTCCGTCGCGCTCTGGCCTTCAGCGTTGCGCTTCTTCATGGTTCGCTCCCTTCATGCCTTGACCGGCGTGGTGTCTGCGAAGCCGCACTCCACGAGGAGGGCGCAGAAGCCGGCCGGGTCCATCCGGTCCGCGGCGGCCTTGGGCAGCTTGGCCAGCCGGCTGAGCAGCCGCTTGAATTCCGGCCGGGCCAGAGCCGCGAAGCTGTCGCTGAAGGCCTCAATCCGCGCGACGCCGTCCTCGTTGCCGGTCAGCCAATGCCAGCTCATGCACATCTCGCCGAAGCATCCGCCGTCGGCGTAGTAGAGCCCGAAGGTTACCTGGTCGACGATGCCGTCCTTCCGCAGGTGCGGGAGGTTGGCGTCGGCGTACCAGGCCCGCTTCAGGTGGATGAACCGGGGAAGGGCCTGTTCGTTCTTGGCGGTCTTCATGGTCGGTGCCTTTCAGTTCCGAAGGTCGGCCAGCGCTTCGGCGATGGCCATTTCATTGTTGTTGGAGAGGAAGGTCAGCGCGTCGACCAGGCGCATCCGCACCTCGGTCAGGTCTCCGACCAAGCCCCAGTTCCGCGGGTCGGCCTTGGCCTTCTCCTCGTGGACCTCCAGCTCGTCCTGGAGCCAGCCGAGCAGGG